CAACTGATAATGATGGTTTAGAAAAAACTATTTTGGAATTGAAAGACAAAGATACTAATTTATTATTGCGAGATCTAACCTCCACTTTTATTAAAGGAAGAGATGTTCACCCAAAATGGATTCGTTTCGTTGATGAAAATAATATCTCTAAACAATACCCTACAACCCCTCAAATAAAGGTAAAGGGGCAAGAAATAACGCTTTTCTATCCCGAAATACTATCACCAGTTATAGTAAAGGGGGCATATGATGGCGATGGTTTTGATATTGAATCAATTGATTGCGATTTGCCTTCATTGGTAAAACACGCTACAAACCAAATACCATTATGGGGTGCAATTGCACTTTCATTATTGAAAGAAGGTGCGGCGGCGGCTTCGGGTGGCGTGGGTGGTGGTGCAAGCGCAGGTGGCGCATCATCGTTATCCTCTTCATCAGAAGGAACACTTAGCCCACTACATAGTGCGGTTAGAAGGAAAAAGCGACGAAAGTTTCAAACTATCAAGTCAATAATCCTTCGCGCCCCTGCTATTACTGGACTTGATGAAAAGGGTGATGGGGTAAATGATACAATGATTCATACTCGCCGCCACATTAGGGATAAAGAAGAATCAATGACTACTGCCGAATTATGTAGTGGGGTAAAAAGTTTAAGTCCAAAAATGCTTGAAACTTATGGTAATGAGTATGGTATTGAAGAAAAAGATGGAAAATGGACAGTAAATGAAGCCATTGATGATGATATTATTGAAAACGCATGGGGGCGAGGGATTGGTGCATCACCTGATGGTGGCGCATGGTCTGGTATGCAAGCCGCTATTTCAGCCCCAAGAGGGCCAACAGAATTAACGGATGAGGAAAATACCACATTTGCAGATCCTAAAAACCGCAACCTCGGAGAAGAGGAAGAAGAGGAAGAACCAGTAATGCACTTAACGATTCAATCAAAAGAAGGAACAGGCGGTGCAGAACTAAATGTTGAGGGTGGCAGGGCTGTATTGAGTTATCCTGAAAAAACAACCCAAGAAATAGAGGCTGAACAGGACATAGACCCTGCTATGCGGTCTGAATCTCAACGGATTGCTTGATTAAAAACAAAGCAAACTCTTCATATACCTTAACATGGTTTTACAAAAATATGCAAGAAGCGACAGTCGGGTTTTCCGCTATCGGTTCTGATTTTATTTTAAAGTCATCAGCAGACAATGGAGATTTGTTTGTTGCAGGCTACGCATCTGTTGATATGGTGGACAAGCAAGGAGACAGAATCCCTGTTTCTGCACTTAAAAAGGCATTTGGCAAGTTTATGAATAACAAGGCATTTAGAAATGTTCAACTCGCACATAGCGGTATTCAAGTCGGTGAAGTGGTAAATAACTACACTGACACTAATAATCGGGTTTGGAAGTCCGAGGTTGATGAACATGGATTATTTGTAGTATGCAAAATCCGAGATGACATACAAAAAGCCCGCGAAGTCCAAAAGCAAGTAAGAGATGGCGAATTACGCTCATTCTCTATCGGAGGCCAAGCATTGTTTAGAGTAACAAAGACTACTCCAGAACATGGCACACACCGAGAGATTACAGATTTAGAACTCCATGAAATAACATTGTGCAAGAAAGGGATCAATCCTGAATCTAATTACACAATATTAAAGATGGATGATGAAGATGATACTATGAGTAACTCGGAAGCCCTAAATGAAATTCGCAACAGCCTAAACAGCGTTCTTGAAAGTATTGAATCTGGCGATTCAATCCACAAGGGCGATGATAAAAATACCTACTGCGGTGGGTGTGACGCTGGTTGCGGTGAATGTTCACCAAAAGAAACAACAAAGAAAAGTGATAGTATGACGACAGAAAACGACAACAACGCATTGGCCTACATAGATACGCTGGAAAAATTTGCCCATGAATCAGGTGTTAATCTTGATTCTATGCGCTCACATTTCGGCCTTGAGAAAGCATACCTACAAGAAGGTTCAGGCGGCCACAGTCACCGAGGACAAGGCGATTCAGTCGGGTCGGGCGAAGACGCATCCGAACCATCTTATCCTTCCTTGCCAAGCCCAAGCGGAAACCAAAATGTCATCAAGCAAAACTCACCTGCAAGAATGGCATATAACGCACCATCTGGAAACAAGCAAGTTATCAAGGGAGAGGACTTAACCCCTCAAACACTTGAAAAAGGATATAACGCATACGCCGCTATTCGTGACGAGCAATCTCTAAAGGGAATGGTTGAACAACAGTGGGATAACCGATATGTCCAAGAAACAAATCAAGCACTTCAAATCCAAAAGCAAAGCGACTTTGGTTCTCAAATCAACGCATTAAGAAGCGAGATTCAAGGACTACGCACTGAAAACACAGATTTGCAGAAGTCAGTAACTCCAACTCCAAGCGAAACTACAATCCGAGTACCTTCTCACGAAGAATTCGGGGCTATGGGAACAGGATTAGACGGATGGCGAGCCGCAGAAGATCTCGCACGACGCGCACTTAGGGGCGAGTAAAACATAAAATGGAAGTGAATACAATGGGAAGCACAGGATATTTAAGAACAATTGAAGACATGGAACGCCTATACTACGGTGCAGGCGCAGGCGCAAACGCATGGGCATACAGTGGAACGGACTTGCTAAAGGCAGATTCACCGCTAATGTCCAGCACAGCAGGTACTTATCAAGCGATATTTGGCCGCAAAGTTTGGTCGCAACTAAATCAGGAATTTAACGCATTTTCTATACTACCTAAGAAGCCTTGGGAGAAGTCTGGATGGAGAGTCGTTACTGATAAGCCTGATATTACAAAGGGTGGCGGTGTTGCTGAAAATGGAACACTACCTGAAACCTCCAAGCCTTCATTTGCTCATGTGAACACAAAGCCAATGACTGTTGCACACACCTTTGACCTATCCGAAACTGCTATGTTTTTGGCAGACAAGGATGATGGACTTGGTGATGCTCGCGCTGTTATGAAGATGGAAATGGCAAAGCACCATGCAGAACACATTAACAAGATGCTTCTTGAAGATGTTGATAATCTATCTGGAAACGACTTTGATTCTCTTGACCGAGCAACTTCTTCTTCTTTCACTGAAACCGCAACAGACTTTGTATCGGCTATTACCGATCACAATATGTATAACCTCACCCGAAACGGTGCAGGCGCAGGTTCTCAACAATGGTATGATTCAAATGTTGATGCAGGGGCGGCTGGTGCAAACCGAGCATTGTCTCTCAACATCTTAGATGGTATGTTCCGTAACATCTGGGAGAGAGGTGGTCAGCCAAAGGTCATCCTAACTGGATATGATACTTTAGAGAAGATCCAACAACTCTTGCAACCTCAACAGCGTTTCACCGAAATGAAGCGTGTTGTACCGGGTGTAAATGGTGTTAAGGGTGTTCCGGGAATGGAAGCAGGCTTCGTAGTCGCTACCTATAACGGTGTACCTATCATCCCTTCAAAAGATGTTCAGAACGAATCATCTGGGGCTATGTCTCGTATGTATTTCCTTGATACTGATTATATGTATTTCTGCACAGCAAAACCAACTCTTTACCACGAAAGCGGAATTGAAACAGGCGATCCATTCGGTATTAACCGTCTTGGTCAAATGGGTCTATTCCATACAATGGGCGACCTATGGCAACTGTTCTATGGCGCACATGGAAAGATTAGGGATATTACCGCTTGAGAGTAAAGGAAAATAGGAAGTGAAATATAATGACTGAAAATGCAAATATAACAGAAGCAGACGCAACTACCAAGGTTATCCTTGATACACGACTACCAGTGGGTGCATCACCTGATAGCACCTCATGGCAACAGAAAGGTGTTGGTGAAGTGGCGCAAGGTGCGCTCAATCTCTTGGTCGTTGATTTAGTCTGCACAACCGCATCAACCGCAACAACCTTCTCTTTAGATGCAGTAGCAACCGCAACTTCAATATCCGGTGTTTCTGGTTCTGAAGTAGTAGCCGTTATTGGACTAAACAATTTATCCGGCGGATTTGAAGTACCAACTCTTATTCGTGGAAGTGGCGCAACTGTCCTCTTTACGACAGCAGGTGGCACAGGTGGCGACCTTCATAGATTGACGATTCTATACCGTTGAGGTGCTTAACTTGAGTTTAAGCCTAACCTATGCTGGATGGCGTAACTATACTGAAATAAAGTATAACGGCACTAAGTATGGATTCGCACCGGGAATGACTCGCACAGACATTCCTGAAGATTTTATCCGAAAAGAGATAGTACCAAGTCTAAAGTATGATGCAAAGATGTGGGTTGTTGGTGGTCTTGAAGACCCCGATGATCAAACTATTGCTATGCAAGAAGTAATCAAAGAAACACCCG